ATATCTCCATCGTAAATACTCTTCTTGTGAAGTTAGTTCGGCGTCGCTCAATACTTCGTTGAACAATGCCAAGGAATTAATGCTGCCTTGAAAAGCATTGGAGCGGCTAACTGAATCGCTCACGCCAATTACAAAATTACCTGCGCTGGAATAAATATATGAAGGGGGAGCAATAAAAGATTTTCTTGCGCCATCAAGTCTAAATTCAAGACCATAAGCAGTGCTAGCCCTTACGCTCATAACAAGAGTGCCATTGACTGGCATTACAGTGGGAAAATTGGAAATGATACTGCTTGTAAACAATCCCCATGCGCCATTGCCACTGCCGCTTCGCCAAGAGCTGGAAATATTAGCTAATGAGCTAACGATGGAATAGACAGCGTCACCAGCCGTTATCGCGTTGCTTAAACTTAGGGCAACAATGAGAGTGGCCCCTGTTGGCAAAGTCGCTCCAATCGTTCCAATGTTCAGAAAATCATCACTCCCGTCAAATCGAACAGCGGGCTTCCCATTGACATCGCTTGTGATCACAGTAGGACGATAAGCGGCTTCAGTTTGCGAAGCATTGGCCCGCTGCAGCACGTCTTCCCATCGTCTCACCCCCACTCCGTCTAAAGTAATTTGACTGAATTCCGAATCAAGCCATAAAACATTGGAATCTAGCGCTGTTGGAGGAGCTAAATACAATGGCGAAAAACGAAGCGTGCCGCCACTATCTGTAAGTCTTAGATGAGTGCGATATTTAACAAAATAATCCGACCATTGTTTTGTATTTCCTGCGAAATTAAAGCCGCTAATGGTTAAACTAGGAATAGAAGCGGGACCAATTAAATATTGAGCACCAGCGTTATATCCTGATGTTGTCGTGGGAGACAAGAAACTATTAGTGGATGCCGAGAGTATGTCAAATGCAGCATTGTAATAAGCGCGATCATTATTAACAGTGGTGCCAGAAAGAGTGCCGATACCAGAATCCCCATTTTTGCTGATCTTGCCAAGCATCGCCACTAGTCCAGAGGCTGCTCCTACCGTAAGTCCACTAATCTGAGGCTCCAAAAAACTATTTAAATCTTTGCAGTTAAAATAATCCCCTTCGGTTACACCAGCAGCGCTAGTGCCTACCAATAAGGCCAGGTCACGCCTATCAATGTCTAAATTGTCCCAACAATCATCCCTATCTTCAACTTCTGCTAAATTCCTAGAAGCGCGAAAACCAAACTGTTGCGTCATGATTGTCCCGCCTTCAAATAGTAAATATAGTTGCCGTCCCTTACGGGAATAGCCACTTCTGGCTCTGCTACTGTGCCAATGCTAAGAGCATTTTGAACTGTAAAGCCGCTAGAAACAATTACATTATCTAACAAAATAGAAGTGGACGCAGTATTACCAGAAAAGGGCGCAGTGGCAAGAGATTGTACCGCCACTCCATTAATTTGTAAATTTTGTACTGCTAAGTTGCCATTAAGCGAATAATCTCCAACAGAAGATGGAGATGCACGCAACAGCGCATTATTTTGAAGGACAATACCAGATGCCACTTGCTGACTAACTGTATTGAGCCTTATTTGTACATTACTTGTAAGACCACGCAAAAGCAAAAGGTCCCTTGCGCTAACCCTGCTGATGCCAGTAATTGCAAGAATGTCCGCACCCTTAACGACAACTCCACTAGTCGTTACATTGTTAAAGGTGTAACTAATGCTTGCGCCTAAATTATCCCAGGTTGATTCTGCGCTGCTAACATCAGAAAGATTTTGTGCTGCTACAAGTCCAACAAAGGCCATTACTGTTCCTCCCAGTTAAGACTTGCACTGGCCTCTCCTGATGCAGTGCGAGCAGTGGCAACAACAAAAAGTGCGCCTGTGCTTTCAATGCTTCCAGGGCTGCCTGTTATAAACATTTTATCGGGGCCAAACAATGAACTGAGGTCAAACGAACGACTTTCACCACTTCCTATAAAGTAAGTTGCAACGCGCTGACCTCCTCTCAGCACACGCAATCCCTGCTTGTCTACTAATACTGCGCTCAATGGATCGGCAAGACTATCAACAAATTTATTCGCCACATAATCAGTGCCGCCTGCAGCCGTCGCATTTTCAGTAAAGCCACTGCTTAATGGCCAAGACGTTTGGGCCTGCGTAGAGCCGCTGCCAGGATAGAGTCGCACTGCTAATGGCTGCTGCGCCAACACCACGTCTGATACCACGGCATCAGCATGAGCTTCTAACACCAAGCGAATAGGCCATGGCGAATTGCCCGAAATGGTAATTGAACGTCCTGCGGCGCTAATAGTAGTGGTGCCACTTGTTGGAAAAGTGATGGCAAAATCTGTGGCTTGATTGCAGCCAACCGAACTTGGAAATCTAGCTTCTCCCACCACCTGACCAATACGGTTAAATTGAAGCGCCGGATAATCAGAAGCCACCCATAACACAGGGTCTGACGATGGGTCGTAGGTAAGTCCTGATGCATTAGGCAGCAAGCCAATGCGTGCGTAGCCACTGTCAAACCGTCTAAAAATTGTGCCTTGCGTTACGCCACTATCAACAAATCCACTGCTAACGACATAGTTATTCATCCGACCAAGAGTAATGCTTGTAATCCCTCCGGGAAGCCCTCTATCGGTCGTAATGCGAGTGAGATCATCAGACAGCGAAGTTACATGAGTGGCGAGAATACCTGCCCCTACCACTTTCACTCGTCTGCCGCTTCTGTAGTCAACAGACCCGCCTAGTTCATTCCTAATGTCAGGAAAAAATTGTCCCGATGGCGTGGTAAGTGTATTGGCGTTTGTCCGAATTACGGTAATTCCAGAGGCCGCATTTGCCGTTAGCGACGTGCCGTTGCCATAGAAATAACTTTCTCCGCCGCATATGCCATTTTCTTGAAAAACCAAATCAAAGCGCGTAGCAGTTGTTGCAAACACTGATAAATTAGCTGGAAACACCGATTTCTTATTTGCCACTCCATTAATGGTGCTCTTTACTTGCAAGCCAAGAATGCTTTTAGGCGTGCTGTTGATTGGCTTCAAAGCATCAAGGCCTACGGCTCCAGTGGTAACAGTGCCTTTGTCGCCGCCATCAATGTAAACACTGCTGCCATATAAATTGATGAAGGCAGGAGAAGTGGCACCTGCAGTGGTACGAGCCTCTACAAAAAGTTTTAAGAATGGATTGCGAAGACTAGGGAAGATGAATTGGTTTTCTGCAAAGAAATAATGCAACGCCACCCATCGAGCTTCGTCATGGTCAATTGGCACATAAGCTAAGAAACGGGCGCCAACGGCACCATACCAGCTAAATTCAATTTTAAACATTGTCACGCGAGACAAGTCTAAGTTCCAGCCAGTATTGCCTTTATTGGGTTGAATAGGATCGCCATTCCAATCGTCACGACCAATCTTTGCCGTGCCTAAGTCAGGCGAAGTGCGCACCACATACAAGTCACCGCCTTTATCAAGTTGAAAGAAATAACCATCTCCCACGTTATTTCTACACCCCCATCGCACTATCTCCCCTTCGTAATCACTGCCAGTTGACATTCTCACACCAAATGTAAAAGCAGTAACTCGTCCTGGTTGATAACGAAAAGCACGCTTACTTTCCCAAAACGCAGTCATCGTGCCATCACTGCGACCGCCAGGAAACCGTCCTGTGTTGTCATCCACTAAATAAGTAAAGCTCAATGGTGGCGGAAAAGCATAGGCTTGAATGGCGCTTTCTGCTTGAATGTGCCTCCAAAAATAGCCGTAGTCGTCAGCAAATGTCCAGTCAGTGGGATCTTGTGCATAGGCATAGCCAGCCGAAACTGGTCCAGAGTAAAACTCCTTATCATTAATACCATAAATATTCACTGCATCAAAAAGACCTAAAGCAGTTTCGCTGCGAGGAATTCCAAGCAAGCTAACTTCTACTTCGCTTTGACTATTATTAACAACATTTACGGGTACATCTGATTCCGTAGAGTTTGTCACCGTAACAGGCGTCAACCCTTCATCTTCAACAAGAACCAAAGTGCCTTTGGCATCTCCAGTGAGCACTTCTTGATCTAGCGGATCAATTAATGAATCGCCCGTCAGGAAATCAATTAATTCTGCATCAATAAGATCACTGCCTGCGGGTTGAGCATCATCAGGCACTTGATAATATTCAGAAAAGCTTGTCATAGGTGCCTACACTTGCTCTTCCCATGTTAGGGAAGCGCTCATGTTTACACTTGTTCCAATGCCCTGAGCAAATACATAAAGAGTGTCACCAGTTACTGCTGTCAATGGATAGGAAAGATAGTCTTTGTTATAGCCAAAATACGGAGCTAAGTCAATATCAATACCGCCATCGCCAACAAAGAATGTTGCTACATTGGTGCCGCCAGTTAACGAAACCACCCCGCTTGTGGTGGTGAAATTTACTGGACTCAGAGTGCCAGCAGAGGAAAATGATGGGGTGCCAGAAACGGCTGTTGGCCCTTTAATTAATTTAACGACTGCTCTTCCACTGCTCCCCACCCCTAGACGGGTGGGATACACTTGCATGCGATTACGAATGGAGTTGATATTTTCCTTCACTTGCAAGCCAATAAGCATTGTGCCGCTAGTGGTTACAGTGCGATCAGCGGCATTGCTTTCAGAACGAGCAGTGACTGTACCTTTATCGCCACCATCAATGTAATACGATGCGCCATATTTGTACAACGCACATTCGTTGGCACTTGTAGCCTTCTGTGCAAGGTAGGAGATGGGAAGCGTAGGGTTGGCAAGACTAGGACTCGTGAGCTGGTTAGAGGCCCGTATATGGTGCATCCGCGCCCATCGGGCCTCCCCTGTAGTAGTAGCATCAGGAACGTAAGCTAAAAAGTGGCCGCCTACGGCACCGTACCAGCTATATTCAATCTTGAACATTGTTACTTTTGAAAAGTCAATGTCCCAAATGCTTGTATCGGTGACAACATCTCCATTAATATCAATTACCGAACTGCCATTGGTGTAAGAAACTGTTGGATTAGAAGCAGTGCCCCCAATGGAAAGAGTAAATGAATTGCGTCCTGGAGTTTTATCTGCGTAATATTGAGCCTTGGTTTCGCCATCAAGGCGATCATGGCTGAAGTATTTGCGCGGCACTCGATATTCGTAGGTGTAGCGATAAGGCGTTTCTACAGAAATAAATGAACCCGAAACGCTTGTTGTACCATCAGAAGAAGCAATACTTCCAATGTTCACCCCTCCTGATCCCCTTACACTGCGATCAAACAAACCAGCGTGAATATAAGTAAGACCAGCGCGAACAATTACCAAATCAGTGCCAGCATTGCCAATATCTCCATCTGCAACATTAGGAGTGCGAATGCCAGGCTCATTGCTTTCAAAAGCACTGGTGCGCCTTACGCAATAGCAATTAAATTCTTTGCTTGCAGAATCCGTTTGCCCACCACCTTGCACTTCAACGTAATAACCATCACGCTTATCAAAAGCACCAAATTTTTTGATGTCAGTGGAATCATTAGAAGTGGTGGTCCTTACGCCAAATGTAGCGGCGCTGACTCGTCCTGGTTGGTAACGAAAGAAACGCCTGCTACTTAAAATTTGATAGTTATTAGTATTCGCTGTGCCAAGGACTACTTTCGCTGCGCTTTCATTGGGAATGTGTGTGGTGGCACCGCCACCTTCGCTTGCCCATTCATTTGGGTTGATGTCATAAGTGGTAACATCAGCAAAAATGCCAAGTGCTACTTCAGCGCGGGGCACTCCAAGCAAACTCAAGCTAACTTCACTAATTTGCTGATTCGCCACTTCCACTGGTACTGGCGTCTGGTCAGAAGCAATTACCACTGGCAGACTGACTGCCATTGTTTGCTGACCAGGAGGAATTGGCGCTGTACGTCCTACCGTGACAACTGCTACGCCTTCTTTCAACTCAGCCATAGTTCCTCAAGGAAAACAATTGGAGAAAGTGGTGCCAACAAAAATACTACCAGCCGCCACTGTGTCTTGTCTTAGTCTATAAACACTTCCTCCAATAGCGGCGTTAGTAACGCCAGAAAGAGAAGCAATGGTAAAAGTATAAGGAGAAGCGTAACTGATGCCAGTTAAATTACTGTAAATACGAGCACTAGTGCCATTGTAATTTATGCCGCTAGTCGTGGTGCCACTAAATACTGCTCGCTCAGTGGCGCCCAGTCCGTGGTTGGTTTGTGCAATAAAAGTGCCGCCACTAACACTTACAAGGTCTGCAACATATTCCTGTTTTTCAATGCGAATGTCCCAAGTCAATGGAGAAGCCGACAAAGAATCGTTGGAATTTTCAATGGTATAAGCAGTGGGAAAGAAAGCTTGACTGATATTGGCGGGACCAGCATCAGCGGCGGCATCCCAAATTAATGCTGTTTGCGCTGAAGTGAGCCAAAGTCTCACCTGACCATTACGAAGTGGTTCTTGTTCTTCAATGTTAAAAGAAGTGACTAGATCAGCAGTCGTAGCGCCTGTGCGTTTCCAAATGGCCGCGCAAACTTGGACATCTCCTAAGTTAAAAGGCTCACCATCTTCATCTTGTAGCAAAAAGCTAACGCCATCAAAATAATCCCTGCGTAATAGCCGCAAGTCAATTTGAGGGGCCAAACTTGTAGCAACAAATACGCTCATGTGAGAATTTCGCGGTAAGAAAGCATGACGGTGTAATTAGTGGTTCCGCTGACTACAGCATTTAATTTCTCGCTGGTATTACTTTCAAATAATCCAAGGACGTTGTTTTGTGTCAAATTACCATTGTCACTAATGTGAAAAGGAGGCGTCTTGTCAGTGCTGCCACCACTTTGTAGCTTTACAGTGCAGCCAGAGAGGGAAGTAATAGTAAGCGCCATCACTCGCAGTTTGCTGCCACTCACAGCAGTCACTACGTCCACGTTGCCACTGGCAGAAACAAATGCGCTTTTCATCGCATTTGTCGTCAAGTCGTTTTGCACCGCATACGGATCACCGTCCGTTCCTGTGCCGGTGGCTTTTACATAGGCAATATTGCCAGCAGCATCAAGACCGAAAAGATTTGCCATGTCAAATTACAAGAAACAAAAGACGTTGATTTGGAACAATGCTTCCGTTCGCCAATCTAACATCCTGCGACAGCGTGAAATCAAAGACCAGGGGGCTAGATTGAGTGACCGTACTATAGGAATAAGCAGAACGCCGACCATTAACTCCAATTGTAGCAATTCTAATGCGGTAAAGACTTTCGCCTACATACACATCAGAAGGGAATTGAATGTAACTGACATTGGTTTCGCCCACCCTTTTCCACTGCATATCTAACATGTCCAAATAGTCCACTTCAAATCCTTTAATCAGTGGATTATTTTGAACAGTGTTCCAGCAAATTGCTGGATTGATAACATTTAAAATGGAATAGGCCGAATATTGAGGAAAATCCCAGCTTGCTTCGTAGTTAGCCATTACACAATAGCTCCAACATTAATGGAGGATGTTTGCACTCGCGGAAGACCCAGCCCTTGAACAGTCGAATTAATACTTTGCTGTAAAAACGTGCTTTCGTCTGTTTCAGTGAATTTGCTCTCATCGTAAAGCGTGGCAAGCACGGTCAACATTCCTTCGTCTTCGTTGACAGCTATGACTCTAAATAATCTCACGCTGTCCGAATTTTCCTGTAACACCCATGGAGCACCAGTCACTGCTTCTACGCTCAATGGCGTCACAAATGGAATGTTGCTAGTGTCGCCAGACAGCACGGGCAGAGGTTTGGTTTCTACCACCCCACTTGCATTCATCACGGAAAGTTCATAGACGGAAGACGAAGAAAAAGTGAAAGGGGAGTCAATGGTAACTCCAGAAACTGTAGATGCAATCACCCTCCCCCCATAGCGCTTCCCTCCCTTTGATGGATCTGCAATGCCAATAATTTCGCCTGGCAAGACAAAATTTCCCTCGGCTCCCAGCTTGAAAGTTACCGTTTCAGTTTCAAGCTGATCAGTCAGTAAGAGCCACCTTCCTAATCTTTGCGCCTGCCCTTGCGAAGTTGTCCCAAAAGCTCTCACTTCCTTTTCGTGATAGCCGTAGCGCAATAATCCAGCTCTATCTTCTACATATTCAATTTTAGTTTTATAGCGATCTTTGGGGTCATTCCAGCTTACTAGCGCCACTGTTTTGCGAGCCTTTCGTGCAGTGCCTTCATACAAGAAAGGAGGTTCCGTCGTGCGACCGTCGTCTTCTGTTTTCTGATAGACGTTGGCAGGGGAATAAACCTTCGTAATAGATTTTGGCTTGTCTTGAACGGCAACAATAACGCCTTCGCTGAAATAAAGCATTCCACGGAAAGATGCAGCCAGTGCATTTAGCACTTCATAAGCCTCTCCACGGTCGTTGATATAACCATTAAAAGTCAGTCGTGGCTCCATGCCGCCTTTGCCGTCCGAAACCAGCTCATCACAGTATTGGGCGATGGCAAAAAGGCTATAGCGATCAAGATTTGCTTCGGCAATAAATTGGCCGCACCCATAGCGCGTATTTGTCATCAAATCGTAAAAAATCCAGGCAGGATTATCAGTCCAATCAGTCTTAAAAGTGCCGTTCCAAATGCCCGAATATGTGCGAGTGTATGGATCGTAATTAGTGGGAATTTTAACCTTAATACCAAGAAGCTCTACTGCAATTTTTGGCACAGCAGTAAAATTTTCGGCGCCAACTTTAAGGCCAAGAAGGGCCGTATTAGGGTAACGATAGGCTTGATCATAAATTCCAATAATGGCCCTCCATAAAAGATCATTTTGAAGCTTAACGCTATCTGAGTCCGCTGTTTCTCTTGATAATGTAATTAACCATGGGCCAGAGCCAGAAAGTTTATATTCATATTCGTAATCAAATGGACCAGAACTTTTACCTTCAATTGTTTGAAGTTCATTAACAATTAATGATCCACCTTCGGGTCTAATTTGAATGCGAAATTGTACTGAAGTGCCCCTGCTGTTTCCCTTATCGTCGGTACTGGTAAGAGCCGCTACTCCTACTCTTAAGCGAATTCGATTGAAGTCTGCAGATGTAGTCACGCGAGTTGTTGCGCCCGCCGCTTGCGTCAAACGAGTGCCCACTGCCTGTTCAACTCGTACATCGTCAAAACCTGGCATTGCAGACTGGTCTTGCGTGCCCACGCGATAGTCAACCACTAACGAATTAATGGATTGAGTTTGACGAGTGGTTTGAGGACTTGGATTGTCTACATATGTCGTGCGACTAAAGGACGTGCCAGGATTCGCCTTGCCAGTGGCTATTCCACCCTTACCTGTTGCAACTTCATTGCTAAAAGTAGTAATTTGTTCTATTTCAAAATTGTATTCACCTAGCGCATTTTTAATTGGCACATCATCTAAAAAGATTTTCTTAAGTGGATCTTCGGTGTCCAAAAAACCCTTAACTTCTCCTTCAGAAAGGATGGAGACAGTTGACGATTGAGCGCGGCTTTTTAGCGTGTCAGGGCTTTCTTTGCCGCCGCCGCCACCACCAGCGCCTTGGATGGCAACAGACCATCCACCTTCAGTCATCTCATAATGTTCCATTACGCGGGCACCTGATAAGTGGTCACAGACGAAGAAACGAGGGCTGGGGACGTGGCCAAATAACGGCCATAAACCAATGGCACTGGAGTGCCTTGTACGCTAGTTTCTGCGGCCTGGTCAAACAGAAAGCTTTCCTCTCTTCCTCCATCCTTTGGCGTGGGCGTTAGCAGCTCCGCAATGCCAGTAAATAGCAGCGTTGCGCCAAGCTTGAAAAGAATCATGCTTCCTGCCGCCGTGAAGGCAGGTACTGCAGCGGCTGTACTAGTAGCCGCCAGTCCTCCCACGCCAGCAAAAGCCCCTGCACCAAAGCTCACAAAAGACAATGCAATGAGGCCAATGCCAAGTAAAATCTTGCCAGTAGCGCCCCCTCCCATCACCATTGGAGCAATAATTAACCTTTTGCAAGGCATCACAGCATTCTCATAAGCCATTCCCTCAGGATCGTCGTCTACCAGCTTAAAAGCCACGTTTTTTTCATGAGCCTCACATAGATATTGCTTGAATCCTGCTAATTGATTAGACAATGCAGAAATGACATCACGAGGACTGTCTGCTACAAATTCGTAGTGACGACCAAATTTTTGGCCGAGATCCCCTAGTAGTTTTACTTGTATCAACATGTCACAGTAGTTCCTTATGCCGCAGCACCTTGTTGGTATGCTTTGCCCAATACCCACCATAAACGTTCTCTTCAGAAAAACGATCTAAAAGATGATGGTAAAAAATATTACGAGAGGGATTGACGAGAACACCCGTGTGATTTGGAAAAGGAGACTGTAACTGCATTAAAAGCATGTCTCCTTTTCTTTCTGCGTCATCCACTTCCACAAAGCCTTGATCCTTTACATTTTTTTCAAACATGCGCCATTCTGGACTGGTCCATTCAAACTCTGCGCCACGATCATAATCTGCAAGTTCAATATTAAACTCGCGCTTATAAAAATCTCTAAATAGCGAATAGCAATCATAAATGCCATACACCCATGGCCTCCCTAAGAACGGAGCGCTTCCAGAAGGATCGGCATACGACCATTCACTTGTTCCTAGGCAGAACATTACCCATGGCGTTTGCGAAACCTTGCAACTCTTTACGTCTTCAAAACTGAACTTTGATTGCTTGTCAATATGCGAATGAAATATTGCTTGGATGCGCCCTTTCTTTTCAATTCGAGCATAGTCTTTTGCTGCAATAGCAAAAAACTGGGAGGGCGATGGATGAGTATTTTTACAAGGCCAATATTTGTTTGCAGCAATAATCCCGCAAACTTCCTGCCCTGGCAATGACATTGCATGTTCGCGCATTGCTGGCTTTAATGCCGCAAAGGGAAAAAACGGGCCAGAAGAGGTGGGCATTATTTTTGTAGAGACGCGCCTGGAAAGCCTCCAAATGGCAAGGCTTGACGGGGAAACCTAAGTTTACAGCTAGAAGTTCGCTTGCCACAAACGTCTAGTTGCCAAACGGGGTCATCCTCTGGTAGTGCGGCTAATGCAGCATTGTAATTATTTACTGCCGTATCATAAGCGGCTTGTGCTGCAGACAATGCCGCCTCTGCACTGTTGTAAGCAGCAGTAGCGTTAGTACATCTTGTTGAACTAAAACCCCAGGTTTCAAGCTCGTACCTTCTTTGCCCATTGACGATAGTTCTCTGTTGTCCCGCCCTGACAGAACTTGTTAACGCAACGGGAGTTCCATTTCGGAATGCTCTATTGCCTTCTACAAAAGTGCCAAGAATAGTATCAAAAATAGAACCAAGAAATGAAAAGGAATTACACGCCCGCTCTTTGTCTTCAAAAGCTTTATTGCGATTTCTTTTTGTAATTTCTAATTCAGCGTAACGCCTTTCTTTAACAGAAAAAGTATTCATAAGATTGGTGGCAGCAGCGGATAATCCACTTGTGCTTAACATGACATCTCTGTCCGTAAACAATGGGGCGCCCGTATAACCACATTCACTACTTCTGTAGCGCCATAGACATAAATTTTGAGCAATAATACGACGAGGAATTTTTAGACCTTCTAAGTCCAAAATACTTGCAAGTTCCCAAGTAATAGTTAATGCATTTTCCTGGGATTTTCTTTCAATGTAATAAATATCAATTGGCAGTTCTTGAAGAGGATCGGCTCCTGGTTCTCCATCTAAATATTTACCAAGAGTGCGGCGCCTGGTTACTTTGGCACCCACCATGTCTTCGTAATTTTTAATAAGCTCACTAAAAGTGCCCAGCACATTGGCCACCGTTAAAGACGGTTGCTCAATTTGCCCTGAAGTGCTTTTTTCGTAGCCAGTAGCAATAATGGGCAATGGCTCATAAATATTCCCTTTCCATTGAATTTTTGTGTCATCAGGCTTGAGTTGATTTGAAAAATAATAAACGTCGTTACTATCGCCAGTGATAGGCGAAAGGTCCACGTCAAATAATTCAACGATGGCATCGTGCCACCCCTGTTGCACATCAATTTCTAAGCTCATGATGGTTATGAACGAGGGTCGTAAATTCGCTTCACTGCAAAGCTTAAAATATTGCTATTGGGTCCAACGACTCGCCACTCCCACTCTGGGGGATCTAAACGATATTTGTATTTTTGGTCATCCATGAAAAACTGTGAATAAAAGAAATCACCCTGCAGTGAGCTTAGTTGAGAATCAAGAGCAATGGCAGTGGAATCAGTGATTGGTGCAGTTTCAATGGTATAACTGCGCATTTCATTGTTAATGCCATCGGGACTGACTTGCTCATAGCCATCTCCAAATTGCACTTTTTTAATGCGCGTTCCTTTGCGGGCCGTGAGGCCATATAGACAAGGAATGGCAAATGTTGGTTGTGTCATAGTTTAACGCCTGCCACTGGAGAGGATTCCGCCAGGACGCAATTCACTGACCAGCACCTGTTTAACGGCGCCTTCAATTTTACGCCCCAGTTCGGAGCCATTGCTGTTGCCATTGCCTTGCATCTGCCCATTATTAATGTTAACAACAATATTACTGGTCACTTCTCCTCCCACGCCGCCAGCCACGCCTCCGAGGTCCACAGGGATGCTCTTGCCGTCGGGGAGGGGGACAATAGCCTCGTTGTAACGACCTTCGCCTACAAGGCCCATAGTAGGGCCCGTGACCATGCCTCCGTTGGCGAATGCTCGGAAGCCTCCAGTGGCAATGCCCCCATCGGCAAATTGCAGATTGGTGTTGAATGCTGCTCCCCATCCTGCTGCGCTGGTATCTATGGCGGAAGAAGTGCCTGCACTAAAACCACTGCTAAGGCCTCCACCAATGCCTCCTGCAACAGCGCCCAGTCCAGGCAGGGCAGCGTTAAAGATAGACTGGAATCCTTTAAGTAATTGAGCCTTTAACCACTCCGCAATCATTTGCGCCACCATGTCAGCAAAGGAATCGGCGATGCTTTGGAACAATCCAGCAAGAGCTTCTCGCACGGAAGATGTTCCAGTGATGATTCCCTTAAAAGCTTCGCCAAAAGCATTGCCGATCGTAGAGGCAATGCTTTGAAGATCTTCCTTGGCCTTTTGAGCAGCGTTTACCTGCTCTTGTAACAATGCTTGTTCTTCTACGGCAGCAGGACTAAGGAATGGATTTTCTTGGCGAATTTTTTCGCGCAATTCAAGGCCAGGATCAAGAGTTTGCGCAAGGGTTAGCTGGCCACGCAATCCTCGCAACATTTGCTCTCTCTTGACTTCATTATTCAAGGCAATTTGCTTTTCAATTACTCCTTTTAACAGAGCAATTTTGCCTTCCATTAATAAAAGCTCGTCTTTACTTATATCCCTTGTCAGTCCTAAAACCTGCAAATAAGCCTGTTGGTCTGGAGTCAATTCCCCAATGCCATCCTTCAAGTTAGCAAGCAGCATTTCTTGCTCAATAATTGATGAATTAGCGGTGTCAATGGCACTATTAAAGGGTCCTTCTAGTTCCTTTCTCGCGCCTTCCACGGCAACATTATATTTATCTTGTGCAATGGCAAGGTTATTGGTATAAATAATTTGAAGATCGGCCAGTTTTAATTGCTTATCTTGAGCCGAAAGGTTATCTCTATTGGTAGCCATGGTGGCCAGGCGTAATTTCTCTGCCTCTTCTAACTTGGCAGTATCCAGTGCAAGCGCTGCTGAATCAATTTTATACCTTGTCTCTGAGATAATATTTTGCTGCCTTCTCCTGTCGAGAGCAAGTTGCTCTTGCTCTGCTTGTTGCTGAATAAAGTCGAGCTTGCTTCTGTCGTATGTATCCAGTTTTGCTCCCTTGTCACTGCCAGTCCCCGTAACACTTGTTGTTGCAGTAACAGAAGCACGTTGTCTTTCTGCCTCGGTTTGATATTTATTTGGATTTAAATTAAGAACTTCTTCCGCGTTCCTAATTTTTAACTCTAATTCTGTTATTTTTGCTTTGGTATTTTCTTGTGTAAAGCCACCAAGTATATTACTAAGGCCACCAACTGCTGTTTGACTTAAAGCCTGTCCACCTTTTGTTTGGGTGGCTTTTAATGTCGCTAACTGGCCGCGTAATCCTGCTACATACTCCTGCTGGGCTCGTTGATCAGCCTGAACCTTCTCTTTCGTGGCTCCAGTATATCTTCTTTCTGCCGTCTCAATAGGCCTAGGTCCAGCGGGACCTACAGGATTTTTTTCTCCACGCAATTTAGCAATCCTGGCTTCAGTTTCAGCAAGCTGCATTAAACCGCTAATTGCAATCGTTACTGCGATGGCAATAGTGCCAATTCCTGCAAGTCTTAATAAAGATCCAAGCAAAGTGGTTACAGGTCCAACTGCTCCAGCCGCACCACGCTGAAGCAGTAGCATTTGCAACTGAGTACCTGCAATACTTGTACCAGCCCTAGTAGTTGCTACTCCCAGTGCGTTCATTGTCACGCTAAGCGCGACGATGCGGGCAATAGCTGCATTAATACTTGCAATCGCCCCCAGGAGGACTCTACCACCAAGCAAGGTAAAGGCAGTGTTGACTAACAGTACATTTGTATAAACTTTTAACAAGAAACCGACAATTGGATTGCCAGCAAGTGTTGTTAAAAATTTTGCGACATTAAGCAAGAGGCCGCCAAAAAGTTGGAACGATGGGATTAAAGCTTGAATATTTGTAACTATGCCTTCAAAGGCAGGCTTGAGTTCGTTTAATTGCTTGGCGAGAGCACTGCCGCCTGTTGTTTGTGCGGCCTGTCCAGTAAAGAAGGCATTGAATCCATCCGTCACCTGCTTAATGCCGCTGGTCAATGGCATCACGACAGCATTCAAGAAGCCAACGGCAGCAGGCTCAAATGCTTCGTACAGGGACAGCAGGGAATTTTGCATTCTGTTTATTACGCCCTGGAAGGTACGCGCTGCCCCCTCTGCACCTGGGCCAAATTCTTGATTCATTACAATGCCAACATTTGTCAGCAATTGCTTCATCGCTTGTCCCTTATAGGCTCCATCCTCTAGGGCTTCAGAGAATTTCTGAATTGCGTCAGGTCCTTTAAAGCCTGCCGCTTCCGCAAAAATGCCAAGGGCACCTGGGAGAACGTCTCCCAACTGTCCCTTCAGTTCTTCGGACATTACCTGTCCTTTGCTCGCCATTTGAGCAAATGCATAATTAACGCGATCAACTTTATCGGCACTCATGCCAAAAGTTGCTGCAGCCTTACTGATGCCCGTGAAAATATCGCGCACTTCGTCGCCACCAAAACCAGCCGATTGCATTGATGCATACAGCTTCGTGAAGCCATCCCGTGCCGACTGAAGAGGAATATTGTATTTGTCAACTAATTGAAGAATTAAATCATTAGATGCCTGTACTTCTTTAGCACTAGGACTAATAGCCTTTAAGGTGTTATTGAAAGATTGCAGCGCTGCAACTGCCTGCCCCACTTGAGCGGGGAAGTTAGTGGCGAACGCCAGCGCCTTATATGCCGTGCCAAACAACAGCACTTGCTTAGTGGCAAATGCAAATTCTTGGCCAATTTCACGAACCAATCCAGCACCAGGCAGATTGGGCGTGTTAAAGCCTCCTCCTCCTCCTCCGCGCCTTGCAAAATTGCCAGGCCCTCCGCCAGTGCCGCCTCCTGGTGGCATGCCACCAGGCCCGCTGTAGACCATTGCTCCACCAGGAGCATAGGGGACAATTGCGCTCTGTGGGCGGGCTCCGCGATATGCATAGCTATAGGAAGATGGAGGCCTACCAGCCACCCCTCCTTCGCCCATCACATCAACGCCTCTCAGCGCTGAACGCATGCGAGCTTCACGCTCTCGCCTTGCAAACAACTCTGCTCTAGTTTCACCATCTCGACCAAGACGACCAGTTCCATATGGATTAGAAACACGTCCCACTCCAGGAGCCAAGAATCCTGCAACTCTTGAACCAGTAAGTGCTGGTCTTAATGCATTACCCAGATCCCTTACATTTACAGAGCGAATGGCTTCATTTAAGCCTTGGCGAATTGTGTCTACAAAGGCGTTGGCGGCCTCTCGCGCCGCATTTTTAAGCGATGGGTCAAGAATGTCCCCCATCAATAGTTTTTGTGATCCAATGGCCGTACCAGGAAGGCCAGGAGGCGTATAACCTGGTGGCAGCATTCTGCCAGTGGATGAAGGACCAGCGCCTACGCCACGCGATGGAGTAGTGGCCTGCCAATCAAACGGGGAAAGAGCTTTCATCCCGCGAACTTGTTGGCTGATTTGAGAGGCACTCATGCCCCCCATCATCAATGCCATGCGAGCCAGACGATCCAGCATTCGCTGCATTTGGCGTGTAGCAGATTGCTCTGCTATTTCCATCGCCCTTAATAATCCTTGCTCAAAGCCCTTGCCTGCGTCATCGCCAATTTTTTTAAACTCTTTCGATGGACTGGCAATTCCCAGGACATCCTTGAAAGACTTAATTAAACTTTTTCCTAAAGTTTGAGCCGCCTGCTGCAGTCTTGGGTCGCCACTTTCTAGCCCGTCAAGCAATCCCTTAATTGAATCCCTTCCAATGGTGCCCAAAGCGGCAACCATCTGTGCCCTAGTTTTTCCTAGGGTTTTTTCGTCTAACAGTCCCCCTTGAATTGATGCATTAAAAAGCGTTTTAATTTCAGCAGCAGAAAAGCCTCCTTTCCCTGCAGTTTGACTTAAGCCTTTAGTGCCTAATGGAAGGCTTCCTTTTACCTTGCCACTAGCCTGTTGCACTCTTTGCAGTGCCAGTACAAGCCTGTCTGCGGCTTTGATTTCCGCTTCCAGGTTTGTATTAATTTTTATATTGAAAGTTTTATTATTGACGTATCTATTTAAAGTCTGAATTTCTTTATTTAAACTTGCCCTGTCAAATTTAACTCTTAAAGGCGCGTTGAATTCACTGCTTGCGACTGCGCTGAGCTGGCGAAGTTGCTGCCGAAAAAATCCCAAATCCAGGGATACATTTAGCCTCAGCTCAGGCGCGGCCATATTTGCACAGTAATCCTATTGTTTGTAGTGTAGCTTAATCATTGCTTACTTCACGCGAAGAAGCGGTCTTTAACTCATCTGCAAGCAAGGCAATAACCCTTCCGTCCATTCTTGTTGTACGCATTAATTTTTGCAACACTGCCAAGCTTTCGTCCGAAAGACCATTTTCTTTTTTAATCTTTTTCGTATCAAAGGGCAAGAAATCATTAACAGAGGTTTTGGCCTTCTTGCCAGCTAATGCCCCAACTACCACTGTGCCAAGTTTTGCAGTGGAAATGCTATTGATGTTGTACTTGGCAATGTCATGTTTTTCTAGCCACTTCAATGCGGTAGTGACATCCTTCACTCGCTGCTTGCCAAAATTATGAGATTGCCATCGCTCATCTCTTAAGTCAGATGCATTGAGACGAAAGTAAATTTCGTCCCACTTCGTCAGAGTTTTTAAAAATTGTCGAGCTTGTTTTTCTACTCGCTCGGCAACGCTTCCTTCGTTCGGCGTGGCGCTTTTTTTGCTTGCCCTGCCTCTTTAGCCTCCGCCTCTTGCTCGCTCACGATAAACTCCATGCCCTTGGCAATAGTTCGTCGCCCCATGGCCTTGGTGTCTTCAATGGACCAGTCATCAAGGGACAACCAGTCTCCGCCAATCAGTCCTTCACCGCGACAGCGAATAAAGACAGTAACCATGCGAGCATTGCCATTCTCTACATTGCCACCACTGTTGATCATGCCAAGCGTTTCTTCAGTGAAATCACTTAGCAACTCCATTTCAGTAATGTCAGCGCCACCCTGAAGCAGTGCAAATGCTTCATCCAGAGGAATATCTTTGGCCGTGGCAATGCGCTTGGCAAGCTGCACTGCACGAATGGTTGCCTGGCTTTGAGCTTTACTCAGTTCTTCCTGCTCAATACCCTCAGCGACCAACCACCCGCCATGCTTGCGAAGACGCACCTTGGGAGTGAGTTCAAAATACTCAGGCTCTTCGCTTTGCAGGAGAAAACTATACTTGCTCATGATCAAGAACGTTCAGAATGGCATTGAATACCTTCACCCTTTCACTCTGAGAGCGAAATTCCTTAGGCACTTCAACTAAAAAAGAGTGGTCTTCGCTTGAAATTCTAATGGTATCTTCTGGAAATGCCATAAGGCAAAGGATGCCAGCTTCAATGCTCGCGCCCTCATAAAGACAATTAATGGCATGTACTCTGCCGTCCGCACTCCGAAGATAATCAAGATGCATTTAAACGCTCTAAGGCCTGCGCTGTCCTCAACTTTAATGCCTTACCAGGCGCCTTTCTAAAGAAAGACGATGGAATGGAAATGTCATCAGTGAAAGGACGAGCTGTTACGTTGGAGCCAATACCTTCATGTACATACCATGCATATTGATTGCCAGAATTATTAGTGGCATTCCAATGCCAAGATGCCTCAGCGCCATTAGGGCCTTGCGCAAAACGAAAACTATCGACACCACTTTGGTAAAGCTCTCCAATATCGTAGATGTCACGCGGACTGGTAACAACTAGGCCGTTCTTGCGCTCAGTCGCACCATCGTATTTCCATTTTTCCTCTTTGAATTGATCCTGCCAATGAGCATCATTAATATCTTCTGAAGCCCAAAGCTCAAAGGCATCAATCAAGGCTTTTTCAATTAATCTTTGTCCGATTAATTTGACGCTAACAACTGGCATGATCAGGGGCCAGGATAAAGGCGGCGAATTGTCATATCAGGAATAATAAACCTGCAACGTTCATAGGCAATGTCATCGCCAGGTGTAAATCTCAACGATGCATCGGGAAATCGCCTCACCATTCTGTCCATCGCATCAGCAATTTCTTTCCCATCAGGATTGTATTGCACAATCATGACTTCCCATTGTTGAAGCACACTTACAATTCCCACGCCTGCTTCTGGCAGTAATTCTGGATATTGTCGCATCGTCACTTCTAGCCCTGTCACCTTCCATTCCGTGGGCACGCTTTTCTGTCCCACCACATACACAGCAGGAGTGGTTGCACCATTCGGGAAAGTATAAGAGCCAATTAAATTAGGCGCCGCCGAAAGTAATTCAACAATGGTTTCCCGAAGCTGAGTAATGTTCACAATAAAAAAGCCTCCCCGTAAGGAGAGGCTAGCAGAAAAGAATCAACTAAAGGCTCAGGAGTTAGGAGCTGTCGGGATAATGCTGCCAGTGTTGGTAGCGTTTTGATGGATGCCAATGCGACCACGGCTAGCCAGGTCGAAGGTGCATTCAACAAGATTATCAGCAGGATAGCTTTCGCTGTAGTTCATCACACAAGCGACGAATGCCACTCGGTCATAGTAGAACGTGGTGCCGCTCACGCCAAGTTGCTTGTTGATTTCAACGTACACTTCAGCGGTTTTGTTGTAACGGCTCTCAGCGATCACTTGGAAAGCTTCGTCAAAGCTGTTGGGAACAAACACGGTGCCATCAACATCCTTCTGGAAGTAGGAGGTGACAGATGCAGTTGCCTGCGAAGTGACGATCACGCTATCAGCGAAACCGCCGCCACCCAGCAGGTAGAATTCAGTGTTGCCATCATTAAAGGCAACGGAAGCCGTGGTTGCTGCTTGCAGCGTATAAAGAGTGGGAGCACCGCTTACCGTGAAGGTGGCGCCGCTTTGAGTGATAACTGGACGGGCCAAACCCGCAACAGAGCCAACACGTACAATTACGTCTTGGCTCTTAACCAATTCTGTGGGATGGTAGAGCATGAGAATGCCTCAACAATGGAGAAGAGAAAGTGGTTAAGCGTCAGACGTTCTGTACGCTTCCTTTGCCAACCAGTCTAAAAATTCCTCTGATTGGTGCGCCGAGAAACTGCCAATAATGTTCAGCAATTTGTTCATTCGGCAGTAGCTCAAACCGTCCTTCTCTTCCATTGATAATGGCAGTCGCAGAGCTACCAGGAGTGACGCCAGAGAAGGCCAGAGGCCCTGTTAAGCGTCCTTCCATGTAGACAGCCGTATTATCAGCACCAAGCAAATAATCGTACTGTGGATTGCGTTTCTGCCTCAAGCTGGCATAGTAAGTAATGCCAGATGACATTGCCACATAATTTCCAGTTTCTGGGTCAACGGCATAACCAGAAGCCACGGACCACACAAGAGTGGCATTAGCTAATGGTGAGAGGCCGTTGATCATGCGACAAAGCCAATGGAGAGAGGGCCAGCGACGGTTTCAAGCATTCGTTTGAACTCTTGGCCATATTGCGTGGCCTCCAGTCCTTTGCCATAGACCTTGCCATCAGTGGCGCCAATTTGAACGCCCATTTGTGCAAGTTGAATGGCAATAATGTGTGCCGCTAAGTGTTTCACTGCTCGATCAGTTTGATCACCAAATACATCAGACGATGCATCAGCAGTGGCTTCAGTGATGGCCCCGTTCACAATCCCCGATGGATGAGGAGTGAATTCAGGGAAACGATCAAGGAAGGTCGCATAAGTAACAGTCATGGTCAAGCCTTTCCTGCTTTAATTGCTTCCTGTCGTTTTGCAATGGCATTACGCACTCGCACACGTCCTTCAATCTTTTTCCATGCCGTGAGTTGATCAAGATCATGGATGACTTCAATGATGCGAGAGGCTTCAATGATGGGGAGATTAGAAAGGGTTTGAACGTCCTGCGGAATGGTTTCCACAGTCACTCGCTCCTTCACTTCTTCAATGGCACCAATGGTCATCAGCCGTTGAACGGTTGAATTTTCACGGGCCTTTTGCCATTGAATGTCTGGAACATCCTGATTTAAGCCAGGTGCCAGTTGAATCATCCCCCCTTCAGTGATGATGCCAAAACCACCTTCACGCGGCGGGTTTTCAAGCTCAGGGCGATAAGCGATTAACATTGATGTTCAATAAGAACTGATGATCAGCTTAACGCCCCTTGCTTGATTAGGCTCAGGACGAAGCCTGAACGTAAATCATGCTCTTGGGATAGTACAGAGCCACACCACCCACGCGAGCGTGAGCAGGGACAATGAACTCAAGACCACGCTGTTGGGGCGGGAACAG